CTAAACAACCGCATTGTCCTGGCGCACATCGCAGATAGTAAACGTCACGACGCCGATGACAGTAACATCGTCCAGAGCCTCGCCCTCGATCGCTTCGCCGTCTTCGGTAATCAGAGACCTACCTCTCAGCGTGGCAAGCTCCGTCCCGCCGCCATGCTGGATCAGAACCTGACTACCCTGCTTTGGTTTCAGGGAGATATCCAGCACAACGTAACCGCCAGACCGTTCGAAGAGCAACGTATTAGGCCCAACATTGCAGATCGAGTTGACAGACAGTCGCTGCTCGACGTAATCCGTCGCGGGTGAAGGAAAGCCCATTAGATCACCCTCCCCATGTTGGCCATCATCCACAGGCGGTTTTCGCTGTGCTCAGCAGTTTTGTCGACGAAATAAGACTGCTCGCGTGCGATCCAGGCGTTAGCCTCCACCTCGGATAAGTGGATGCCGCGCCGTCGCAGCGCGGTAACAAAGTCGCGTGTGTGAAGGTACTGGAACCCCTTGGAACTGCGCAAAATGGACTCGCGGAAAGCCGCGGCGATGTCTGACTGTCGAAGCATGATCTGCCTCCGATGATTGCTGTATTTATATACAGCAGTTTTTTTATGGCAGGAAATCAAGATAGGTAAAGCCCCATCATTTAATGGATTTCCTGATTCGTGACGCCTAACCATAGACGGGCCACAACACAAAAGTTACATTGAAAAATACCTCTCATCTTAGGATGTTGGAGGCAGATACTTTTATCTACTAAGGGGTTGAAAATGCATAATGATGGGTATGAACATATACATAGGCTAGATAGACAGGAATTTATCGCATGGTATGAAGAGGTTGTGAGGGTAGCCAGGGAAAATAAAAGCAATGTTGATCTGTCATACAAAGGGTTTTGGGTAGACTTTTTTGATGATGGACTTACTCCAGAACAAGCGATCGAACAAAAAATCAAGGTGGGATAATCATCATTGCTGCCATGCAAATGGTTTGCAATGGCAGCTTTTCACAACATTAATCATCTGAATTCAGAAGTGATTTGCTACTCGATAGCAACAAATCATTAGCTATCATGAATTTAGAATGCCTCTCTTACTTAATAACCAACTGGTGACAGAATCTATTTCATCATCAGTTAATGGTCCGTTAAAAATGCTCATTTCACGCTGACCACCAGAAAACATGGTGGTCCTGCCAGCGCTTCCTGATCCTGAAAGATGGCCCGCCAGCCCCACCACAGCAGCCGCAGGGTATGAAAAGTGAATGCCTCGTTGCTGCATAGATGAAACAAAGTCTACCGTGTGCAGGTACTGGTATCCTCTCGGATTGAGAGAGATGGAGGCGCAGAACGCCTCCCTGATTTTGTTCTGGAGCATGGTGGCCTCCTGGTTAATGCTTATTATCCCCCCATAAAATCAGTTACTTTCAGAGACCCGTAGCAAATAATCCCCGCGCGGTTAAACCCAGCGCCAAGATCTGTGGTGGTGTAGTTAATAACCAGGCCCTTTTCCGTATAGACCTTAATTGACGAACCACTGGCGACAACGCGCAGGTTAAAATCCCCGACAGGGATAACAGCAGGTACAGTTAACAAGGTTGAGTATGAACTACCGTTACGACGACGCAGAGCAACCACTTGCGATACCGGGCTGATTGTCGCAGCAAAACCAATGCCGCCAGATTCTGTTGAATCACGGAATACCAACCCACCCGCGACATTATCTGTGAGGTTTGCAACGTTTACGCAAACACCCCACTCGCCGTTTACAGCCTCTTCCCCAATATTAACAACCGCACGGCCCGAAATTAAATCGGTAGCTGATGCGCCACCCTGAGCATAACCATCATGAACATTCACATAGTTTCCGGCCCATACTTTATCCGTGCCTGGAAGAATGCGACCGGCAATACCACCGCCAGTTCCCCCCTTGAAATAATCAACAAATTTCCTGTTATCAGGGTTAACCAGCTCAGGGAATGCATCAGAAAATAACGGTGCACCGGATTCAGACGATAATACGCCAGACATAATAGAGATTGATTTCATTTAGCTGTTTCCTGTTGCAATTGATGCTGCGACAACCGCCATCGCGGTGCCCATTTCGTTATAACCCTGCTGCGAATAGTGAGAACGATTGACGTTATCGGGATCGTTAGGAAAGTCGTGAGACCGCATCAAGCCCCTTGCGATCAGATTGTATGCGCCATTCCATCCGAAATAGACGCCTGGAGTGCTCCTGACGATTTCGCGCTGCAACCGACGCATATCAGTAAGCCCCTGAGCATCAATGCCCGCATCATCACCACCGGTTTGTGAAATAATCCATACAAATTTATCACCAAACGTTTCAGAAAAATAACTTTTCAGGTTTGCAAATTCATTTTTATAATCCTGTTCAGTTATTTTATTACTCGCCGAAGGAAGGCATCTGGCATCTCGCTCACCCTGCGACCACAGCACCCCACCAAACCTGTAAGCGAACCCTCCTGATTCCAGCGCTGCGATAGCATCATTATATCGCGCAATTGCTGTCCCTCGTAACGTTCCCGTGCCAGACCAGTTTTGACCATTTCCGCCATTGGCTGGCAGTGACGCAATTGCAGTTAACCCGGAACTACCCACTGCGGTTGGGATGAAAATAACCCCCAACCCCGTTCTCCGATAAAACTCATTAGCAAATGCAGGCCACGCGGAACCTGTACTGGCGTTCCCTACGGGATCACCTAAAACCGGCGTAAGATTTCCGCTATAATATTGATATGCAATACCCGGATTTACCGTTAGGGATTTTGCGGCAGCCCCCATCCCTTGAGCGTTTGATTGACCGGCGATGAGGAAAACAACATATTCAGTAGGGTTTGAACTCTCATTTTCAGAATCTGAACCCAGCGACCAGTATTTGTTAAATTTTGCATACTGTACAATTCGTAGGTTTCCATCCTCATCGCGATATGCAGTTACCCTGTATGGATCTGACTTCCCGTTAATTTCGATCAATTCCGACACACCAAAAGCCTCATTATTGATTGCAAGAGGGACATCAGCGTATATCACGGGATAGCCATCTGATTTCGAAGCCATAAATACGCGAAGAAGGCCAGACTCATCACGCATTAGCCATACATTTCCTGACCCGGCATTGATTAGCCCGCTATCTGGAAATCCAAGACCAGTGGGAATACCTTCAACATACTCCTGCGACGGCATCGCTCGCCCGGTAGGCTCCAGCGTGCCGCCGTTATTGATCACCTCAATGGCGAGTGCGCTGTCATCCGGGCTGCGGTAATACGTGGTAGAACCCATTGGTATATTCGCAATATCCGCCTGCGCTTGGTCAAGCGACATATATTGCTTACCAAGTGGAATTAAGTTTAGCCTGGTATCCTCAACAACTTTATCCCCTTCCGCCTTAATTCCATCTACGGTGTAGTGTTCACCGCCGAGGCGATCGGTGTATTTCAGCTCGCTGCTGGTGACAACCTTATCCAGCATGGCGCCGGCATAAACTGCGTCCCGGATATCCGTGCTCGGAGCAGCGTTATCAGTGGGAGTTGGTAACGGTACTTCTGCCATTGTGCATGTCGCCCTATAAAAGGCGCACGAAGCCCTCAGAAGTGAATCTGATGGTGTGCGCGAAGTTGGTAATTACTGCTGTGTGTTACGGATAAATCGAGTCTGAATACTCAGTGAGTGAGAGGGTTTGAGTATCGTCACCGTTGGGTTTTGCGCTATCGACGCGCCAGATTGTGGAGTTCAGTTCCGAGTCGGTAGCGATGAAATACCGGCTGGGGTTTTGCGCCGTGTTGCGGTCATAAATGTTCAGATCGAAGGTATCGGCTGCTGCCTGGAATGCTTTGGGCTTGCCACTTACCGGATAAGCTCGCCAGCGCCCGCGGTAATTCCCGAGACTGTCGGTCATCACCACCCACATATCGCCGAGAGAAAAGTCGATACGTTCTGATGTCGCAAACTCGTCTCCGGAGCGCCCGGTGATATATCCGGTTTGCTGCGCGTTGTCGTACATGTCCGGACACTGAACCACCGTGCCGCGCACCACCTGCGTCGACTCCAGCACTTTCACCGTCATGGTCAGGCGTGAGTAAAGGATTTTCCTCGCCTCAAGCCAGGCCCGATCGGTTGCCTGAGTGGCGTTGCGGCAGCCGTCCAGGCTGATCTGCATCGCGTTAACGGTAGCGCCCTCAACCTCGGTGATGCCGCTGCTGTCGATCTGCAGGTAGATGTAAGCCTTCTTGTTCGTCAGCGGGTCGACGTAATCCAGCGCCACGCCGTCGTAACCACCTGGGAGAGACATTTGCCATGCCACTTTGTACTCGTCCCAGAACATGTTTGAGCGCGCAAATACCGCATCGGGATTTGTCACTTTCTCATCACGCCAGAACGTCAGCACATCGCCGATATTGTTGCCGTCGACGCGAGCCACATTGGCGATCGTCGCTATGCGCTCACCAAGAGGCTGCTTCTCATCCGAGAAGGTGTAATCGAAATACCCAAGCTGAGCATCCGGCAGCGAATCGGCAATGGCATAAAGAGCGGCGACGTCAATGCTGGCGACGTCCTGCTTACCCACAACCACCCATTCGTTAAGGATGGCATCAGCAAACGAGCGACTCGGCCGCAGCGTATAATCGACCGCACCGGTTGTCCGGTCGTAGCTGATGGTATGCCGCTGCGCCAGCATGTTGTACTTCTGCTCGCGGTTGCTGTTGCTGTCGTTCGAGCCTTTGATCGTGATGCGGGCAATCGTGTCCTCTGGATAAACGACGTTTTCGCGCACGTTCACCGCATGAATCGCCATCAGCGTCACAACGTTGGCGTCATTGCTGTTATCGAGGCGCTCGATGGTGACCGCATAGCGTCCCGCCCCGGCTGCCGGGACAAACTTATGCGTTGTGCGGAAATACCGGGTCGTCACCTGGAAGTCGTTATCGAAGAAATAATCGTGCTGCTCGGATGTCCCCGGCACCTGATTGTTATCGTCATCGACCTGCCAAAACTTGATCCGGTATTGCGTTGTGCCGGCCGTCGCGCCGAGCTGAACCAGCACATGCACCCAGACCTGAGTGGAGACGATCGGCGACACTGACGGTCCGATAACCAGAGGGGTCTGGTCATTCAGCGTGAACAGCGTCGCGTTGATAACCGCATTGCCCGGCAGAGACGTAATTTCTCCCGAAAGCTCGCCGATATAGAACGTCGTGTACGACAGCGTGTCGTCTCCGATAAAGCTCTCAGAGGAGATGATGTTCCCGGCGCCGGTGACGTTGCGTGTGACGCTTGTGCCGCCGTCGTTCCAGGTAGCATTAATGACGAATGACACGGGGTGTGGCACCGCCAGTGCGGCGAAGTATGCAAAGTTGTCATCGTTCGACAGCACAATGGCTTTGAGCTGATTACTCTCGATCGCCACTGATGTCGGCGCCGTCGTGGTAGCGGTTTGGGCCGGGAAGTCCTGGTTTTCGTTCAGGCCGGGGACTGTCTCGTTATCGACGTCATCGAACTGGTACCCCACCTCAATCGTGCCGATCACGTCACCCGGGTTATAAATCGCAGAACTGGCTCCCGCCAGGCTGCCGAGGTTCGATTCCGAGTAGCGGATCGAGGAAATGGTGTACCGGCCGTAACCGACTTCAAACCACTCCGTGAGTTGCTTGTTATTGTCGACGAACTCAAACAGCGCTTCCTGAATCAAATCGGGAAACACGCGGCACTGGCCGTAAATATTGGGGCGCCCCTTGTAGAGTCGCGCGCGGTTCGTCTGTCCGGTTAAGTCATTATTCGGCGATTCTCCCGTCGCCACCGATACCGAAGCGCTCGGCTTATTTGACAGGCCGAACACCTTCAGCGCGCCGGAGAGAATTTTAGTGACCGGGCGCAGTATCGTGGTGATGAGTTTTCCAACCCCGCCCTCTGGCTGGTCGAACACAGCCACCACGTCGCCAGATCGCAGTGGCCGGCTGATGTCGTAATCGTCCGGCAGTGCTCTGCCATTCAGTTTCACGATAACATCGCGGTGCAGCTGCAGAGAATCCAGCAGGCTCACCAGTGTGGTGCCGGCATCTACCGTCCCCCGCTGCAGCGGCGCTCCGGGCAGCCTCTGTAACTCATATCGCACCATGCACCATGTACTCCACTTTGCTGTAAACCTTCAGTAATGCCAGCGGGCTGTCGCAGCGCACGAAACCGAATTCGCCGCGGGCATGCAGGCACTTAACCGGGCTGATCATCACACCGATATGCGCCGGCACTTCGCCGCGGTAAAAAACGGCGATGCAGCCGGTTGCCGCCACCGGCACACGCCGCCAGTGGGCGTGTTCCTGTTCGTAGCAGGTGATGAAATCCGCGCCCGATTCGTAGCCAGCGATGTGATGCAGCTCCAGGCCGAGCACATGCCGGTAATAGAGAACCACCAGGCCCCAGCAGTCCATCTGTTCAAAACTGCAGGCGCGGTTAGCCCATGGCTTGCCGTTAACAAGCCCGATAAAGTCGCTCTGTGTCATACGGTTATTAGCCCGGGATAGTCTTTCGTGGTGAAAATGATGGAGTTGGCCAGCGTCAGCGGATTGGTCTTGCCGGAGGTCACGGTGACGTTGCTGGCATCGGCGGAAATGTCGTTCACGTAAAGCGTCCAGTCTTTCAGGGATGATGCATCACCGATCGCATCCCACTGCTGATACAGGCATTTTATCGGCGTCATTCGCGCCGCCCCGCGCCAGCTCTTTAGCGTCTGCCTCACGTGCTCCGTCGCGGCGACAAAGGTTATCGTCATGGATATCACTGCCGTTCCGTCCTGCGCCGGCTCGGTCACGCTGAACCGCGCAGGCTCGAACGAGTTGCCGCCAAACGTCGCCGGGCGGAACAGATTATTTACTACCCGGTAATAACCGAAAGCCGGATGGTAAAACTCCACTGTCCGTTTGATATCGCTGGCTGGCCGCTGCTCTTTCCATTCTCTCAAAGTCGGCATTAGTCAGCCCTCGGCATCACTTCGGTTATCAGGTAATCCAGCCAGTATCCATATCCAGGCTGGGCCTCAACGATCCAGTCGTCATAGTCCTCGGTAATGTCCTCGATACCGTTGCTGATAACCGTTGCGGTCCAGGTGACAATGTTGCCGTTTTTGCTGGTCTGCACCGGCATATCGACGAAATGCAGCGTCTGCTGCTGAACTCCCTGCGTATCACCCAGGTCGATCGGCATCTGGAACCAGTTACGCCCGCGGTCGCAGTATGTCGGCGAGCGCAGCCATGACTTAAATCTCTCAGCCTGGTCAAGCGTGAAAATCCACTGCAGCGTCCAGGTTGCTTTCAGGTCCGTGGTGATCGGGGTAATTATCAATGGACCGACTGCCGTCTGCGTCGTCTGCCAGGCTGTATCCTGCGTCATGTTCTGATCGGCGCGCTGGGGAAGCGGCAGGAACGGAGGGTATTGAACTGTTGCCACGTTTCCTCCGGGCATAAAAAATGCCGCGGCTGCGGCACTGATCTTTTATCAGGATGTTACTAAATGTGTCTCGCTGATACTGTGTATTTTTCACACACAGCAAGAGAGGTCATATGTCTTACATTCAAAGCAGAGAACATGCTGATCATGGCGATGTCATCAGCGTTCATTGCTCTCATCAAATTAACGTACTGGTTCTGGATGATACCAATTACTCTAAGTATCGTTCGGGGCGGCAATGCACATATTACGGAGGGTTTTACACTAGATTTCCCGCTAATATAGCTGTTCCTCACTCTGGCTACTGGAATGTCGTGCTGGCCCTTCCTCCCGGCCACCGAGCTAATATCCAGTACTCAATCAATATCATCCGGTAAATTTAGCTGACCTTTTGCCTGAAATAGGGCTTCTTCAAGGGCGGCAATGATTTTCTGCTGTGTGCCGTCCTTCAAGTAGCCCAACGACGCCATCCCCTCCTGTTTATCGCTGTCGCGGTACCAGATAACCTCGCCATTAACTTCGATTGCTACTTTCATAATGTTCACCCATTAAAAAACCCGCCGGAGCGGGTTTGGCTTAGTAAACGCAGTTACAAGTTAAAACAACTTGTTGATCACCGATGAAAAGTCAGGGAAGTCGGCTATAGTCATGAGCCTAACGCTATCTTTCTCAAGGATTATGACGTTAACTTGCCCGCCAATATAAACTCTTTCAGCACTTGGCATTGCATCCTGTATTGCCCTTTGTTCAAACATCATTGCCTTGATAATTCCCAAGATGTCTTCCCCGTCAGGGACTGAGCACTCTGGTTTGTAAAACCAACCATGAGTTATTTCCTCTGACCTGAAGCATTCTGAAGATCGGTAGGCAAATCTCTTTATTCTTCCCGATGACTGAGATATTCCAACATGATAGATGGTGACCGTGCACTCATCACCTACGTTGTATTCCTTCTTATACTCCTCCCACATATCCTTTAGTGTGGATGGAGCATGGTAATCAAGATTATCCACGTCTAATAAAATCATGCGGCTGTTTACAAATTCCGCCCAGCGGGAATGAAATCCACCCATTCCTGTGCCGCATATAATCGTTTTTATAGTTGGTAGATATGTCGCTTTATTGGTAAGGATAAAGGGATTCCCTTCGGCATCCACACCAAGAGTATCCGTCGCTACAACCGCGAATTCATCCGTAGAAAAGCAAATGAAAGAAGACATGGCATTTCCTTTTATCTCATAATTAGAAGGACCCACTGGCTTTCATGGAAAGTCCGAACCTATCCATCATACCAGATGTCATCGGTCCACCACGGTCAAGATCCTTTAAGAACGCATCAACCGTCACCACATTACCTTCTTGCACTGCTTGGGCTGCAAATGAATGTTGCCCGCCAGTGGTCTGGTCGTAGAATTGGATATTGACCTCTATTGGCCTCGTTGACTGAGATCCAGCTGAACCGCTGTCGCCGTTACTCTGGCTTTGGTATTCACTACCCGTCGATGCCTTCTTGATACGCGGCGATCCGCTTGTCACATCCTTGTTGCTGAATACCTTCCCACCATCACCCGGTATCATGAAAAGGCCTTTGCTGGTCTGCATGAGTTCCGGAAGGTTTCCTTCGCCTACAGGGTAAACATTACCAGGTGATACCGAGCCACCATTCTTACGTCCGCCACTATAGTTTATTCCGCTTATGGCGCTAACTATCTGCGTGCCAGCAGACAATGCTTGCGCTATAGCAGGAATATTGGCGGGCCACGGGATGGCCATGGCATTACTGATAGCAGTCTGAAGATTCAAGGATGCCTGTGCAATCGCAAACCCTTTACTAATAGCGAAAAGCGCTTGATATGCTGCACTCGACTTCCCTGCAGCTTGGCCTATGGCATCAGCCAGGGAGCCGGCGAAATTCGACGATTCTCCTAAAAGCGAACTCACATTCTGCTGATAGGTCTGTTGCTCCTGCAGAAGGATGGCCTGACGTTGGTATGAGGCCTGCTGCATGATTGCAGTTTTAGCGTCCTCGTACAGTTTGGTGTTTTGCTTATCAATTTCCTGGTACTTAGCTAGGGCGTCAAGTTTTTGTTTCTCCTGCAAATTAATCTGTGCCAGTGGATCAACTGCCTGTCCAGTTGAAGGGTCAACAGTAGTTTGCGCGGAAGCTATCTCCTGCTTGGCGTACTTCTGTCCCTGCTCAGCCTCTTTGCGCTTCTGGATGGATATAGCCGCTCGCTCGTTTGCTTCTCCTAACGCCCTCGCCTCTTCAAGTTGCTTTTGAGTTGCCCCACTCCCTAGTGACTGTTCGGCGCGCAATCCAGCCTCCTGAATGCGGCGCTTCTCAACTGACTCAGTAGATAGGTTCTGTGCGGCACGCAACTTGTCCAGTTTTTGCGCTACTGAGTCTGCAGCTGATGCTGAACGCTTGTCTTGCTGCTCTCCCTTTCTCTGAGCCTCCTGGCGAGCTTCTTCTGCTTTCTGAAGGTCGTAGTTTTCTCCGGCCAGATCGCCAGCCCTTGATATCTGGTTTGGGTTATCAGTGACCTTCGCTGCCTGCATTCTGGCTTTTGTCACTGCTCTTTGGCGTTCATCCTGAATTTTCAGTAACTCGTTCTGCTCTTCGAGGTTAAGAATTACTTTGTCGCCATCAGCGGTAGGAGGAGAAACCTGCAGCGCTTTGGGGTTGAAGTTTTGTCCAGCCTGATTTGCTCGGTTTATTTCATCAGCAGTGTTGCCGAAAGCCTTCGCAACCGCGCTCTGCACCTGCTCAAGTGACCAACCCTTTTGGATCAGCCCATCATGCACACCCATTGAAGTGAGCATGTTGTTTGTTAATGTTCTGTTGGCTTCAGCTGCAGTTTCCTGAGTTTGCGCCAACTTATCTTGAGCGTTGGCAAGATCCCTTGATTTCTTGGCTAACTGGTCAGAAACCTCAGCCTGCTGACGGGCAAAATCAGCACCTTGGCCCAATGATTCAGCTACAGCTTGAGCTTCTGGGGTGAAATTACGATATCTAGAACTTAAAGAGTCAACCTCTGCCTGCAGATCGGAAATTTCATCTTTCTGCGCTCTAATAGACTCGTTAGCATCGGCGATGGTGCCCCTGAGCTGGGTATTATTCATCGCCTTCATTGAGGCGTTTACTTTGTCCAGACTATCGGCAAAGCGGAGCGCCTCCTCTCTGGCTTGTTGAGCTTTCTGCCAGAAGTAGAAAATGGCTGATGCTGCCAGCATGGCTGCGCCACCAGGACCACCAATCAAAGAAAGCGCTCCACGAGCAAGGCCTATACCTACCGAGGCAGCACTTGCTGCAGTTGCTGCTCGTGCAGATGCCGCTGCTTGTGCAGTTTCTGCCTGCGCCAAAGACAATGATGCTGCACTTGCTCTTGATTTAGCTGCAACTAACGCATCCAGCGCAAGCATTTCAGCTGCGCTACCCTTAGCTACGTTGTATTCTGCCTGCGCTAAGGCAAGGGAAGACAAAGCCGCCTCTTTGTCTGCAACCGCTTTTCTCTTCACTGACGTAGCAGCAATTAGCGCAGACTGGGCGGCCTGGGCATTGGCAGTGGCCTGACGCTGGGCTGCCAAGGCGGATTGAATCTGCGAGGCAGCAGACATTGTCAATGCGCCGACATAGCGGCTTCCCATAATTGCTGCTGCTGCAGTTAATGCAGCGCTCAGAACGTCTATGTTTTCACTTGCAGTCACAACTGCATCATTAAAAATAGCGGCGCCAGTTTTTACGGTAGAGTTTTCGCCAAAGAATTTAGTTACGTTGTTACCAGCAACCTGCAGCGCCTGGCTGATCGTCGTCGTTGTATTGGCGAACTCTTTCCCGATCACTGCTCCTTGGGATAGAAGCCCATTAACAACCACGTCGGTTGTTAACTTGCCCTGCGCAGCCATGTTCCGCATTTCGCCGATGCTAACTCCCATGGAGTCAGCGAGAGCGACAATAAGACGGTTACCCTGTTCGTTTACAGAGTTGAATTCCTCGCCGCGCAAAGCTCCAGAAGCAAGGCCCTGCGACAACTGAATAATCGCGTTCTCGGCCTCTTGCGCCGTTGCCCCTGATACAACAAACCCTTGGTTTATGATTGTGGTTAACTTCGCCAGATCATCTGCACTGGTCCCGTACTGCCTGGTTGCCCTTTCCAGTCTTGCGTAGAGGGATGCCGTTGCATCTAAACTACTGCGAGTTTGCTGAGTAATGTTGAATACGCGCTCTGTTACATCAGCAAGTTGCTCGTTAGGCCGCAGTGAGTTAGCCAGCTTGTTATTTACAGTTGCCCAGGCATCTGCATATTCGGAAATTTGCTTCGCAGAAAGAGCAGCGGCCAAAGCAACGGCTACGCCTGACAGGCTGGACATAGAGCGCTCAGTGTTATTCACGGCGCGCGTAGTGCTATCGAAACCACGTTCCATCAGATCGAGGCGTTGATTAACGCGCTGTTGCGCTACAAGCAAGCCCTGCACGTCCATTTCAATATCGTAATAAATGCCGCCAGCGTTCTCAGCCATTTGCTATCTCCGGGCAATAAAAAACCCCGCCGAAGCGAGGTCTTTGTTAGAACCATGAATCAGAAATTGTTGGATTCTTTTTTATCTTTATATCTCTTTACTTCTTTATCCAGTTCTTCTTTTGACACAAACTCATACCGCACACTTACATACCCTTTTGACATTGCATCCATTAACCGTCCTGGTGAAGGTTCAACGTTTAAGGTGATTGTCATGCCATCTTTCTGATACTTTCTTTGCCATGTGCCGCACGACTCATCTTTTATGCATTCATAGAAATCTGCCCCATCACGGCTTACCTTTTCTTTAATTTCAACTGGGCTACCATATTTTTGCTCAAGCTTCTGAGACATATCACCGTAAACTTTCCTTCCTTGGTTAAAAAAGTACCCATTAGCATCTACAGGAGTTGAGAATGAGACGCTTGTTAACCCGAGTCCCCCCATAAAACCAAGAAAATATCGACCTTCAAAAGATGCAGGTTTTGGTGCGGTGTCAGCACTTATAAAACCGACAAACCCTGTGTTATTGACTTTTGTGCCTGCAAGTTTTTGATCTATTGTCTGCTGGATAGTTTGCCCCCATTTGAATCCAAACGGGGCATCCGGTTTGTTATCACAACCAGTTAGCAAAAAAATAGCAGCTAAAATGAACATATAAAAACGACTTACCATATCCCTATCCCCATCAGTAAATGATGCGGCAATCGTAGCAGAGGGGGAGCGATACGACAAAACCCGCAGTTAAGCGGCTATTCTGGTAAAAATGAAGCCAGCCTGACATCACAGGAATGGTAGATACTGGTCAACTCTCCCCCAGTTAAAAGGATCTCCTCGCCTGGCGCACTCGCCATGGCCATCATCCGGTTAGCAACAGCTAAGATAAAATCGTAATTCATCCTGATGAGAAGCTGCACATCAAGGATTAACGGATGAAATTCATCCTCCCACCCTTTGGGGTTGCTTAAGCAGTTATAATAGAAAAAGTATATTTCTTCGGCCTTCAGGAAATCAGTATTTGCACCACCACCTCGGGACATATCGGCGCGGATAGAATCACCGTCAAATACACTTCCATTAAAATGCTGAGCGTTCACTCCTGCGTACAGCACCTTAACTCTGTTCATTGCGTAAAACCTTACGTCTTCAAGGCTTTGTAAGTGTTCTCGGCGACTGGTAAGTGCATAGCCATAATGACCATTCGCGTGTTCAGGAACCATAATATGAATGCTCCTTGGTTCCCACCCCAACGCCATTGCACACAACCAGTGACCAGCCTCATGCTTGGCTATGTCGTATGTTCCTGCCTTGAAATCGTATTCGGTTTCCATGCCAACTCCTGCGTTTTTAAGCAGGATAACCGATCAATCTCCTTGGGTGATCTCATCATCTGAAATAGCAATGGTCCCGCTATAAAAGCGTCTTGCTAGAGATTTATTTTCCACAGTAATGATCTCCAGAGGAAAATAATCATTCACATTATGATGTTCATCTATGTAATTTTCCCTTGGTATTGGGTTAGATATATCGCGCTCTGTCATACAACCCCCATCACCACCCGTCTGGAACTAAATCAGGTCTGTAGTCCTTTATAAGTCGCGCCCCGCTCTGGAGGCGCATTCAACAATACGGTTATTCATGGTCACGCCGCCGCATACAGCAACTTCATTTGTCCCTTAACGGGGAAAGCAGCCATGCAGCGGGCTTCGAAATCCTTTTGGTCAATGCTGCAACTGGCAATGTTGGTAACGGCGATCAGTTGCAGCTCGACCTTCTCCAGTGCATCAGGCTTAAGATGTTGGTGAATCTTCTCCTTGCTGTCCCCGGCTGCTTGTTTGGCTGCCTGATAGACATAATCAGGAAGTGCTACACCGTACACCCAGCGAGAGGTGATCTGCCCGAACAGAGCTGGGCAACCACCGACATGACCAAAGTAAGGAAGGCCGGACATTTTCGACAGTGCTTGATAGAACGGGTCTTTAAAGCGCTTCTCCCAGGACGTTGGTTGCTGGCACACCATCAGGCCGACAATCTGATCTTCGGTGAGCTGGAAGTTTTTACTCAGCAGCAGATTTTTAATATGACGATCACAGGCGCGGGCGAATTTTACTGACAACCAGCGGGCGAATTCCACCGCCAACTCCGGATGAAGCCAGGTCCCGCCGTAGCGACCTTTTTCAATACGAACTAAAGGTGGGAAAATCCCACCTTTAAAATTAAACCCTTCTATACCAAGCTCTTGGCATAACTCAGCCATATATTCTTTTGTGGAAGGAAGGCGCAACCACTCAGTAACTTTCCTTCCGTGGTGTTTTGCCGCAACCGTGGCATTGAACCAGCAATCAGAAGCAAAAGGAAATGAACGGTCATCGTAATTCATAGGGATGATATTAGACATATCGGTATTACCTTTTAGTGATGAACCTTGTCGCACAGGAAACCGGCCCACAGAAGGGCACCGACAGCCAGCCGGCATCCTCAAGGGTCATCCTGAAAGGTTCTGTGTTAAATGCGCGTGCGAGGCGCGTCAGAAGTGATTCGGCATTAGCCGTTCACGAACAAACGGATATAAAAAAGCCCCGCGGATGCGAGGCTGATATTCGGTTAGTGCTGAGGTTAATTCTTCTTGGGGTTTGTCCTGGAATGCTCCTGCTCCATCATCGCCTGCCAGCGGCGATCGTCTTCGTCCATGACCGTGTCGTACTCTTCGCGCGTGAAGCCGTTCTGATTTGGGTATTTGGCGTTAAGCAGCAATGCAAATTCGGTCATTGTGAGGTTCTCGGCCTCTTCCCGACTCATACCGAAATGGTTGCGCGCAGCCATGATGTAGTCGGCGGCGCGGAATTCTGCGGTTGTCTCGTTCGTTTCGTAACGCTGCAGCTTGCGCACCTTCGCTTTGCCGATGATGCCGTGCATCATCAGGTTTTGCGCGACGATGACCATACTTTCCGGTGGCATGCCGCCCGGACGCCAGACAAAGCCACGCTTACGTGATTTAGCTGGCTTCATCCATCCAACCAGATCGCCGATATCATCGTCACAACATGCTGTCAGTACCGTATGCGCGGCCATGACCGCTTTGCGTGACAGGAGGCCGCTTTGCATAAACCGCAGGACGCAATCAGGAAGGCGGCTGTACTCATCGCGGATATAGGCCTCAGATACGCGCCGCACGAATGGCGTCGCCTCATCATTGCACAGGTCATAGAACGCCTGAACAATCTCCTCTGGCTCACCGATTCGCGCCATGTTGCGAAACGATGGCCGGAAAAAGAATTCCCGATCACCGGTACCGATAACGCATTCGCCTAATTCTTTAATCGGGGTCATAGTCGCTCCATAAACAGTATCAAGGGCGCAGAACGCCCTTTGTACTATTCACGAAATAGCCTGGTGGTTAACTAATGGTGACCGCACATGATGCAGAAGTGATCGTGACTGGTGTCGCCGAAGAATCGGTGACTTCACAGGTATAAACCCCGGCATCACCAGAAACAGCGCTGGCCTTGTTGAAGGTCGCCGTTGTTTGCCCGCTGACAACCGTGCCGTCTTTCTTCCAGACGTAGGTGTAAGGCGAAGTGCCACCCTCAACCACTACCGACATATTCAGAGCCGAACCGGCCGCCACGCTCTTGGTCGTCGGCAGGTTGGTGGTAAACGCCAGCGCCGGCGGCGCCACCTCAAATACCACGGTGTCTGCATCAGCAACTTTCCACTCACCAGAGAAGGTGGAAATATCCGTGGTGCCGAAATCACCAGACCAGGAGGTGGTGTTGAAGTACCCCATGATATAAGTGCCAGCGTCTTCACCAGTGAAGTCGAAGCGAACCCATACTGTCGGCTGACGGCCGGCCTGCACTTCATCGAAAATATATTTCGAGATGGCAATAGCGCCGACTTCCGTCGTCTTGTCTTTCTTGCGGAACTCACCTTCTCCTGAGATGGTGAAGTCCATATTGTTGACCAGGTTCTCAACCAGCCCCTTGGTATCGTCAGCCTCAGAGGTGACGGTATTCATGGAGTAGTCGAAGCCCTTGGTGGTCATGGCGCCGAGTCGCTTCCATTCGGAAAGCGCTGGTACCGTATCAGCACAGCCAAAAGCCATGCGGAGCACGGCCACCTTACCAATCAGCTTGCCGGTGTCATTAGCGCAGCCTTGCATGTATGCCTCTCAATTAAAAAAGGCCGCCATATGGCAGCCTGATGGGTGATTCTGGCGGTTTATGCCGCCCGAGTTTCAATATCTTCGGCGTTTCTCGACAACTCCCGGCGAATTTCTGACGTGCTTTTATCGCCATCCCATTTCGAGAGGTGTCCGTCGTGAGCAATGAGCCCAGCCGTCTTTGCAGCAAGACTTTCGCGGGGATTAGCGAGGACATCCGCATACTGATAGTGTTTCCTCAGCACTTCCTGCGCATAGGACGCGTCGAAGGGATAAATCATGTTTACTCCCCGTATGTGCAGGATACGAGCAGACGGGTTACTAACCGGCCCTCTTCGGTGGGGATTGGCGCCGGGACATTACCGATAATCCGCAGCGCGCCAACGCAATCATCGGCGCCGGATTGCGCGCTGATATACTCGACAATGGCGTTTACCGCGGCGTCCGCAGCATCGGGATTAGCCTTCGAGGAGATCACATCAACCATCACATACCAGTCGCCGCCGAGGTCAAAGGTGATATCGGTACCGCCGGAAGACCGGAACACGATGAACTGATCGGGATCTTTCCCGGTGTCGCGCCATTGCCGCCACTGGACCTTAAACCCCGCGGTAAGCCCCTCAGCTACAAAGAGGTCTTTGAGGCGCATATACATCGGAGGGGTCATAGCGAAAGCTCCTTCTTCACCACCGCGTCAATCTGGCTGCGGGTATCCTCGAAGCCCTTCGTTAAGAACTCCTTACGGGCCGTTGCTCGCGTGAAGTTCTGTTTCACTGCCGGGTCGTGAACATACACTGCATAAGACGCAGAGTAACCAACGCGCCCGGTTACCCGGGTGCCGTTAGCCATGATTTCGCGGAACTGGCTGTTGATGAGCGTCGACGTATCGATCGGGGTGTAAAGCGCGGCCTGCGCGCTGCCGATAAGCATCGCAGACTGGATTGCCCGCACGACTTTACGCCCCTGGACGTCTTTGATGATGCGATCGAGGTTGGCCTTGGCCTGGCGGATGCCGCGAACTTTAGCGCCCATAATCAGACTCCCGTAATCAGTGCGAAATCGTCCGCCAGTCGCTCGAACGTATCTGCGAACTGGACGATCTGCCGTATCTCGTCGGCCTCATCCGGCGGTGCTGCATCGGTCGACGCGCCAATCAGGATGTAATCCCCTTCCCGCGCCGTTGCGTACTCGGTCCATATCGTGTTTTTAACCACGATCTCCCGGCCCAGGTCACCGATTTTTGCAGAGAGACCACCCTGGTAGTCGCAGAGGATAGCGATCGGAGCTTCCCACCCGTACGGCTGACCTCCGCCGTCGGTATCGCTACCGTCAGCATCGCGTATGCGCCGCCAGATTGTCGCTGTCGCCGTGTATGACCAATTCGCGGTTGCCGACATCAGTCATCCCTCCATCGCAGCACAATGGCTCCTGCGGCGCGTATGCGGTCGCAGTTGATGAACCACTCACCGTCGCTTTTCACGTACGCCGTCGTTTGCTGGCCGGTATCGGTGATCACCCACACCCGGGTAAACGTCAGCGGCAGCCGTTGCTGAACTGAAACCCACGCCATCAGCAGCCCCCGACCACCAAAAATAGCCCCACACTGTTGCCGGCGCTGATTGGCAACTCACCGGTGCAGCCGCTGGTATCCAGTTTCGCCAGAGAGTCACGCAGCCAAGTGATGCCGTCGTCTCCGTAGTCGAACGAGCGCGACGCGCCTGATGGCGCTCCCTGCGATTTTATTCGCCGGGCACCGGAAGACGTCGCCATGAGCGCAGCGGCATACATCAGGATGAGCTTTGCCGAACAGTCGTCATATCCCGCACCATCGAGGCACGGGATAATCTTGTTCACCACGCAGAGAATCGGATCGAGCAGAGCGGCCGGGATGGAGTAACCCAATTCACCGAGGAACGCCTGCACGTCTGCCGCTGTGATTGGGTCAGCCATGGTTATTTCGCCTTCTTCGATTTGCTGGCAGGTTCTTCCTGCTGTTCTGCCTGCTCTTCCTGCTCTGTAGCATCATTGCCAGGTGTGGCCACTTCCAGCATCTGGTCGTCATCACTGATGATTTCAACCAGACCGGCGGCCACCCAGCGCTTAGCGACATCGCCGCTTACCGAAACCTGAGCACCAACCTCCAGTTTCTGGAGATTGGCGCCGGAAAGCAGGTTATCGCGAACCACTTTTACCAGTGCCATAGTTGCCCCTTAGCTGTGCGCGTAAATAACAGATTTGCGATTGTTGATGTCGGTCTTAACCATCAAGCCCATCGCACCCCAGGTGCGCCAGACGTAGTCACTGTTATAGAACTGACGAGGGTCAGCAACGGTGCCGACCGCCTGGCCGACAATCGGAGCGATAACGCCGGCGGTAAGCGGAACAATCAGGATTTGGTTGCCGGACAGTTGCGCATCTTCTTTGATGGCAGCGATGCCGGAGAGCTTCAGCAGCTCCTGCAGGATGGTGTCAGACTGGTAGTTGTCGCTGAAGTAGCGTTCCAGATTTGAGGTGATCTCGCCTGAAACATACCAGGTCTGCTGTGCATACTGCAGGTTGGTCAGCTTCATCACGTCGCGCAGAGCAATGGCTGCATTGCGGATTTGCTCAGCCGTTGCGCTTGAGCTGGTGAAGTCGATATTCAGGCCGGAAGCACTGAGATCGACAATCTGCACCCGCTCATCGGCTTTCACCCCCTTCCAGGTCTTGCCATCAAAAGCGATATAGTTGCCAGCAGAGTCACGGAAACCGTTGAAGACGTAATCAACGTACTGACGACGAACATCATCAACAGAGCCGCGCTGAGCATCGGCCAGAGAAGCCAGAGCGGAGCCTTTGTTGAAAATCGGGTCACGCCACTGGAATTTGAAGCCAGAGTCGTGGATCGGAACCATAGTACCGTCGAAGGTGTACGCGCGCGCATCAAGCGCCGCACCAATCTGGCCGGACATGGAGGTATGCGCCCAGCCGCGGCCACCGGTGCGAGCATACTCGTACACGGACTCTTCAAGACGGACAGAGCGGGACAACGGGATCAGGTCGTTAAGCAGAGTGAATTCAGTAGTTGGTTCGAATTCAGCCAGCACAGTCTGATCATAAGCGCGATACAGGCGGCGGATATCGTCGACAGCGTTCGTCGCGTCCAGCGCCGGAGTGTTTGCCGCATCACCACGCCAGCGGGTGCGGGATACGAAATCAGCAACGGCCTGAGCACTCATATTGCGCGCCAGTTGCAGCTCATTGAACTGCGCCTGGTTCGCTTCGAGGTTGCCCGTCTCAGTCGCGCGTCGGGTGGAAAATACAAACATTCAGTCTCTCCTTACTTGAACACGACGCGAACCAGATCGCCTGCTGTGGCGGTCAGGGACTTGTCTTCTTCGACATAGGCAAAGATGGTTTCACCCTCTGCCAGTGCTTTAATTTGGCCATTGGCCACAGAAACCGGCTGGCCCTTGGTGTAGGTACCAGCGGCAGCGCGAACGTTGAGGAAAACGCCAGGCGTTGGCTGGATGTTTACCACCCAGTCACCGATCGCATAGGCATCGTCAACCGTTTTGCAGCGCAAATAGTCGTAGTTAGCAACGTAAAGAATCGCGTCTTCAGCGCCATCAACAGACGGTGTAGGCTTGGCTGCACTGAAAAAGATAACGGTACCCGGCAGAAACGCTGCGGCCGCAGAACCTTCACGATTAAGTTGCGGGTTGGGGAAAATCCCGCCCGCGTGAATTACGTGTTTCCCATCTTTAGCCATTTTTTACTCCGGCATTTCGCTGAAAGAATCGTTGTTGTTGACCGGACGGAATGCACCATTCAGGCCGGTAGAGGTCTGGCACTGAGCAAACAGGCCATCAAGGGCGGCGCCGTCAAGCGCATTCACCGCCAGGTCATCCAGCCCGAATTTCGCTTTTACGGCAGCGCGTTTTTCGCCTTTCTCTTTGTCAGCGTTCACGGCAAGGCCTGACTTAACGGCTGCCAAATCATCAGCAAATGGCTTAAACCATGCCGGCGCTTCTTCGCTGTTGCTGGCCTGCTCTTTTTTCTTAGGCTTGCCGGTGGCGGGATCGATTTCGTCGCCGCCATCTTTCTTGGCTGCCGCCTTCTCTGCCGCTAGCTGGTTGTAAGCGTCCATCAGTTCGGCATCGGACTTGCCTTCAGTCGGCTTACCCGCGGCTTGCAGCGCATTGATAATCAGTTCTTTCATCGGATCGTTCTCTCCGTTGGTTTTAATCTCGTACTCAATGGGTTTGCGCACGACTTCTACAGGTTCGCCGACAAACACGGCTTTGCCGTCATCATCGATGAGGTACTTCTGCTTTAGGTATTTGGTGTCATCGCGGTAGATGAAGCTGTCTGGCCACACCGTTTCTGGCCATAGCCACTTATCTTCTGTGTCACCCTCGCGAAGCTTGTCGCTGATGGCGCGTGAAATGTCGTCAAAAGAGAAGTTGGAGGCGTTGGTGAAGAAGAATTTTGTCTTGTTGAGCAGACCTTCGCGGGTGCAGTCGATACCATCAGCAAGGCGAGCAACTTCGATCTGCTGCTCATGACCTTCTGAGTTGACGAAGATGCCCACGCCTTCTTCCGGAGTTCCGGCGCCAGGCTCATCGAGCAGCACCGCCACATGGTCAAACATCATGTTGGTGGCGATCTCGCTGTACTTCTTACCCTTCGACTCGCCATTAGCGGCAATGCCGGAATACAACAGTCCTGTGGAGATATGGATGGGTTCTGAGTTGGTACCGGCGATCATCTCATCAAGGCGATTAATCAGGCGCCTGCCCTTCTCGCTTGACTCGGCGTACTGGCGGTTAACGTACATATCGCCCGTCACTTTCCCGTCTTTGTGGCTGACGTTCTGCAACCATGCGCCGACGTGATATTCATTCACCGCCCGGACATCGCGAGCAGACACATGCTTGCCATCCACTTTCGGGTGGCCCAGCGGCATCGGGTTACGCTCAAGCGTGTTGTAGGCCTTTTCGATTTCTGCTGCCGGGTACAACTTCCGGTTCATCACGATATCGTCCACGACAGGCGTGATGCCGCGAACCACGATATGTGGCTTGCCGTCGATGGTTTCAGTGGTGATGTTTGAAGCGGAGTTGACGACGGTCAGCACGTTAACGCGATTGCGTTTCATGCTGGGTCCTCGTTGGTGGATTTCAGGCAATAAAAAAGGCCGCCGGATGGCAGCCTGTAATATATTTTTAGGACAGAATTAGAGCCCTGACTTCATGCTATTCACCAAAGCAGCCCATCATTACTGCTGCTTCATGGAACTTTTGAGCCTCGGTCTGTGCTGCCTCTGGCAGGGCTGGGAATCTAGCCTGCGTAATTTTTTCAAATGGCAGAAAATAATCCCGACTCAGTGTTTCTTCACCATTCTCATCAATAACAGTGAATGAGATGCGGACTGTGTTCTTTGGTTTCGGAATGCTCATTCACAACCTCGTCTTAGTTGCTCGTCAGAATATCAGTGGCAGGCGGTGACGATACCGTTTTTCGGGAGCTACCCTAGCCACTGATGATTATACATTAAGCTGATTCTGCTTTTGTCCACTGATTCCGCTCTTTAGCCAGCTTATCCGCCAGCCCCTTGTTAAATATGCTGCCGTCGTCGTTAAGCAACACCGGAATCTGGCTGCAATAACAGTTGGCGCGGTTCTTCATTTCACTGTAGAAGTCTCGCACCTGCTCGGTGGTATAAACCTTTCCGTGACGGCTGGCATGCCAGCTGCGTGTCGTCGGTTTGAGTGCCGACAGCCACAGAAGGCCGGTATTCAGGCCAAGCCGATCCGCTGCCCAGTCCGTTTCGTTCCATTGAGCCTGGCGCAGCGCGCCGACCTGCTCAGTCTGAGCGATAGTCTTTGCGCGGCCCATAGAGACATCAAGGCGCTTGCTTATCACCTGCGCCGTTTCGCGGGGATTCACACCGCGCCCAACGGCATCCGCGATGATGTTCGCCAGGTCACCGCGCGCCCGGTCAGCCTCCAGCTTCCAGTCGCTATACGTGCTGATGTAGGCACTGGCGATCTGGTTCTGGTATGCAGGGCTGCTTAAAAGCTGCTGAAGCGTCGTCTGGCTGGCGTACACCTGCGACTGCTGCGAGAGGTTGTTGAAGGCCTCCAGCGTTCCGCGCTGCGCCTCAGCGGCGACGTAATCCATCGCCCACAGGCTTTGTTCGCCGCCTTCCAGCAGGTAATCGTCGAGAATTACCTGTACCGCTTCGAGCAGGTCAGCCAGCTCCTGCGCCGACATGTCATAGATGAACTTGCCAGCGTTTACCTGGTAGAGCCGCATATCATCGCCGTGGTCGTGGCACAGGAGGTGCCAGCTGTGGCTGTTAACCTCTCGCTCACGCCCGGTAAGGCGCTGGTCAAACAGTGCTTTCAGTGCGCGCTTGATGCCGAGATACCGGTCCTCGATATCCCGGAACATCGCGCTGACCTGCTTCGCTGATCGAGTCGGGTCAACCTTGCTGCGCGGAACTATCGGCAGCCCCACCTTTGCCGTCTGCTCCGGTGTCATCGGCCAGTGGATCATCGGTTGTCACCTTGTCATTCGGGTTAGGTGGTTGCTTTGGCTCAGGCAGAGGGTCGAGGCCCACAATCTCGCGAAGTTCATTGGCAGTGAATGGCGGCTCGCCACCATAGAAGCCCGACGTTTTCTGGACGATATCAGCCAGTTTCGAGGCGTTCTCGATTTTCTCCTTCTCGCCAGGCGCCAGCAGGTCAGTCCATGAAATGGTGACCTCTCCATTTGTCGGCGGATCGATAATGCCCAGGGTCCAGAAGCGCTCCAGCAAGGCTGTGATTCGGTCAGTCAGAAAGCCGTTACGGCGGGTATTGCGGCGAATAGCCCAGTCGGTTTTATCCTCATCGCTCGCCAGTCGCCCGGTCTGCTGTCCAAACAGGATGGTGAACGGGATTTGAACAGATGCCGCCAGTTCGTTGGCGGTGACCTCCCACGTCGGCCCCGGGTCGCCGGGTGTCACGCTAAGAACATGCATCTGCCCGGCCTGCATCACCGCCGCCGCATCGGTGCCGCGGTTAAGCTTGTTGACCTTGTCGCCCATGGCTTCGCCGAGGTCGGCATAACCAGCTTTCTTCGCCTGGTCAGCCAGCGTGGCCATGTCTGTTTCTTTGCTGAACTCGACCGCGATCTGCCGGCTGGCATTTTTCAGGAAGCCCTCAGCGCCACCGCCGGAAATCTTCTCAAGGTCGAGCCCTTTGTTGTATCCGGCCTCAAGAAGCGGGATACCTGACAGAACGTTGTCATCCTCTGAGCCTTCGCAGAACAGGATTACCCTGCTCGGATGCACAGGCTCACCGCGCGTCGGTCCGACGAAAGCCTCGTCTCCAACCGGCTGCTCGTTGAAGTTGAACATCTTCGGCTGGCCGAACGTCTCGGACTGGCGATCGTTATCCCATTCTGCGACAGTTAACTGCGGCTCCCATACCGGGATAAGTTTTACCAGCGCTGACTCGCCCAGGGATTTCACCAGCCTGGTATCTACTGGATCGCTCCATGGCTTGTTATCTTTCACCTGCAGCAACAGCGCGGAGTAGCGGCCCACCATATTGCGGCGATCGGCATCCTTCACCTTCGGCCACCATTTCTTCATGAACCTGGTGACGTTCTTTTCCCACTGGTTGGTTTTCTTCGCCTTCTGGGACTCATCCCCGTCAACGATTACCGGATAGTCCTGCCAGCATCCATCCAGAAGGCGATGCACCACTGCGAAGCCTGCGGCGTTGCGCCGGTACATGTTGTAGAAGTCATGGAAGGTAATGGCGCGCGGATAACCGAACTCCTGATAGAGCGTCGGGCGCTTGGTATTACCCCCACCGATCCCGATGGCATTCAGGTAATTCGCTCGCCGCATTTCAGTGGCGAGATTGTTCACAGCCAGTTGAAGGCCGTTATCTTGTTCGCTCACTGGCGATGCTCCTTAGAAGAATACTGTGCCGACCTGCTTGCGGTTGTTTTTCGCCACGGCAAAGTAGCGAAAGCTGTCGGCGCCGTGCGATGTGAAGTCATGAAGGGGCTTGTCTTTCCAGCAGCCGCGCTTGTCGTCCCACTCCTTGCGGTAACCTTCGAGGTGGGAGATGCCAACAGCGCACTTCTCCTCATCGAAAACGCAGGACTTGAGGATTTCACGCACCGACTCAATGCCGGTGTCGATCCCAGCCTTCGGCACAACGCGGAAGTTCATCGAATACATCCGGCCGTCAATCTCGTATCCCTCGCGCGCCAGCTCTTTGCGAGACTTCGCATCAGCTGCAAACTCGCGGTTCTCGATGTCGTGCGGCCCCCAGTGCTCACCGTACTCATAGCCGCGGTCTTTGAGCACCTTCATGTAGTGCCTAAGCCCCTCGCCAGAGTTTTCGTAGTAGTCGATGACGTGGAACTCTTCGCCGACCTCGCGAACGAACCAGATCGCCGTGGAGTCGCCCACACCAATATCCCAGAACGTGTGAACCGGTAGATGTGAGTTATCCGGGATTTGGCCGATCCGCTTGTTGGTGTAGAGCCAGCGGAATTGTTTGGCGTAGTACGCGCCCTCGACCGACTGCTGGAACGCCTCGGCGGGAATGGTCGGGTATTCGCGCTTCATGTCGTCGCCGAGCGTCTTTTCTTTGGCGTAATACCACGCCTTTTGACGTTCGTTAACGACTATGCCGTGTTTCGCCTCCATCTCAGCGAAGTACTCAAGCAGGCGTGCCGGGAGCGGTTCTACCGGGTCAATTGCGTACTGCGGATTCTTCCACCAGGAGAAGAAGAAAAACTTCCAGTCCAGCGCAGATAACGGCTTACCCTGCAGCAGCGCTTTCTCTGCCGTCTGGCAGTAATCGAAGAAGTAACCCGCCCGGCCCTCTGCGGTACTCTCGATAGTTGCGAAACAACCTGTCGATACCGCCTCAAACGCACCAGTGACGATTTCACGGGCTTTATCCGGATACTTGGCGCATATCTTTCCGAACTCGGAGACGTGCAGGTAACGCAGCGTACCGCCACGAAATGAGGTGCTGACGTAGAGTGATCCGCCCTTCTTAAAGACCAGCTCGCCGGCTGAGTCGTTACTCGCCGGGTTGGCCGCCTTTATCTCGGCCGGCAACTTATCGTAGGCATATTTTACCTTTTCCCGGAACAGGCGCTTTGCGTCATTCAGCGTGTGGGCGATCAGCGCGCACTTTGCCGACTCGAACAGAGCAGCGTCGAGCTGGATGATGCACACCTCTGTGGTAAATCCGAGCTGGCGAGCTTTCAGGATGATGTTGCGGGTGTGGATCCCCTCGAAGTATTCCCGCTGCTCCGGCGTCATTCTGAAGCGAGTCGGCTTACCTTCTTTGTCGGTGATCCAGTAAAGATTGTTCAGCCGCCAGTCTTTATCAGCTAGCAGCTTGAGATGCTCAGGTTTCATTACGCCCCCTGAGACAGTGAATCCATAAGGTCTGAAATTGAATCGACAACGTGTTCAGTTTTCACCTGCTCACGGAATGCCTGGACATCAATGTGCTTACCAATCAGTTCGAGGTTCTTTACCTTATCAGGCCACTTAATCTTCTTGAGCAGCGCGGCTGTGTTTCCCTCAGCTGACATCTCGACAACATCCAACCCGGATAGCGTCGTCCTCCAGACCTTAGGCCACTGAGACACCGGCTTGAGCTCACCGGTCGCGGTCAGGATGTCCAGCACGTCCATCTGGTCTATCTCAACAAGACGATTCAGGACGTATGTCGCATTTATACCAACCAGATCATTGCGCTGCGCTTTGAGTTCAGCAATTCTGGACTGGATGTCAGGTTTTGACAGGTTTTCGGACGCAGTGCGGTTAGCTGTCCTAGCGCTGTACCCCGCCCGAATAGCCGCTTGCGTGGCGTTTAAATCGATGAGGTACTCGCGACAGAACATTTCTTGTTTGTCGGTGAGTGCCATTTTTAATCTCAGAGGTAATGATGGAAGACTTAAATGCAAGGCTTGAAGAACTTGAAGATAAAGTTTTGGACCTCAACGTATCCATGGTCGCACACAAATCAATGATAAAGGCATTGCTTCAGTTTATTGAGTTGAAGCATGGCGCCACTGTCAAAAACGCAATTAGCAAAGGGCTTTTAGAAGCTATAGAAGACAATACGATTCAAGGTGATACACCAGAGGCAATAAGCTCGCAGCTGCTAACCGAGAAACTTCGGGAATTTGTTTAAATTACAAATTGGGGCTGCTGCTCATTGGTAAACTGAGCGGCAGCTCGCCCCACGCTCTCTTTTTCACTTATCCCGCTCATTGTTCAGTCTGCTCTGCCGGTACTGGCGTGAACTGCACGCGCTTTACATCGGCAGGAGCGAAATACAGCCACTGTCCCGTCTCCGTCGCCAGCGGCACGAAGCCATTAACCAGCTCAGGCTGACGTCGTGACATCTTGCCCGTGAAGGTTTCGCCTGTTTGGGTGGTTAGCGTGATTTGGTAGATTTCGGACATTGAGAACCTCTTTATCCGCTGTAGGGAATATTGCCATTACGATGAGCCTTCCCATGGTGATAGCAATAAAAAACCGCCCGGAGGCGGTTAGTAGAAATTTGCTTTCGCTTGAATTTCACAAGCTCTTCAGCAGGGTAACCCTGAAGCGGCGGCTGACTAATGAGTTCTTTTTCCAGTTTAACAATTTATCCATAGATTTTTTAGTCATAGAGGCTCCTTTTGCGTAGAGGTAAGTTGAGGTAAAACTAATTAATTCAGCTATAACGAAGTTTGACAAGAAGACAAGTGCGCCACCACTTGCACCAACAATAACGAAGGTTAATACCAACCTCAAAAGACAGCCGCCGCCTATTTCTAGTTCCTTTATAGCGCAAAATCTATCAAGGGGGAATACCATGCATCCACATTATCGAAGCCCCTCAGTGAAGAGCTTCTGTACTGTCAATCAGCCAATCAGCAATTCTGGCTGTGTTACCTGCATGATGTGCTCATGTTCGAGCTCCAGGACGCGCTTCTCTTTCTTCCGCTCGTTCATCAAACGGCTTCCGATCGTGCCTTTCAGCTTTGAGCGCGTTTCTTTGATGGCGTAGCGATGCTGCAATTCTTCACCCATCGCCATGCGCCGGTTTAGCTGCTCGGCCATCCAGTTGAAGGCATTGATGTAACACTCCTTCACTGCGGCAGCTGTTTTGCCAGTGAATCCCATCACTAGCATCATGCATCCGTCGCGGGTGATGTTATACATAGGCTGAACATCGCCATTTTTGTCAATGAAATCAATGGGCGCAAAATTGCGCTGGGTGAAGTCATCGGAGCATTTCAGGTTACGTATGGCACGCAAAACGTCTTTGTGTCGCTTGCCAAAGTAATCCGCCACCTTGAGTGATGTGGTGATTATCTTGTTGTCGAGGGTCGTGACCATTTCGCGGAAGTCGAAGGCCGGAATAACTGACGGATTATTCATAGCGTCTTTACCTTTTAGAAAGTGAGCCTGTCTCACAGAAAAGCCGCCCGAGAGAGGTCGCCACCTATAACGGCTTTTCTCAGGCTCGCTTACTGAAAGGCTCTCGTTGATGTGCGCGTGAGATGCGCATAAAAAGCCCCGCTATTGCGAGGCTCGTTTTTTCTCTGCTTGCCTGATATCCGCTTTATCACGGTTACACTGACCGAGTGCCGATAGCAGGCTGACGTTTAAATCGAGGCTCTGGCCCCACGTCAGATTGTCGGGGATTTCCGGTTGCGGGGTGTCAGCCGTCAGGCTGGCCGGTAACGGGACCACCGGCACTTTGACGTAGACCGTTCGCGAATTGTTGCAGCCGCTTAACTGCGCCAGCAGGCACAGGGCGATTAGTGCAATCATCATTCGCAACAGTAACCCGGATATCAGCCGAGGCTCCCGATGCGTCCAGTGCGATCTGCTCTTTTGCATGCTGATTGGCCTCGGCGATGGTGTTGAAGATGGTCATGGTGGTCAGAACGTTGGATGTGATCGCCTGCGCTGCGTTTACCTGCTGTTCTGCATTATCAGCGCGAGTTTTTTCTGCCTGATACGCCTCATGGAAGTGACTCAGCCCCCACCAAAGGATAAGAATCAGGCTAATTATGGCGATGCCAAAAACTGCTATTGTGCGGCTCATTCATCTATCCCCCAACATGCCAGTGCGCTTTCCTGATCACGGCGAGAGACCTGGCCGTAACAATTGTTGGAACGCACGCGGCAATCTTTTCCGCCATCAAAAA